TGACCGGAGGCAACTATGCCAAGATGACCGGAGGCGACTCTGCCACGATGACCGGTGGCAACTCTGCCACGATGACCGGAGGCGACTCTGCCACGATGCACTTCCAATACTGGGATGGCAAACGACCAAGAACGGTGGTTGCTTACGTTGGCGAAGATGGGATAAAAGCCAATGTAGCCTACAAACTGGACGAAAACCATAAGCCTGTAAAAGCATGAGATACGAACTCCGAGAATACAGCACAGCGCAGCAACTCCTCGCGCATCGAGTTTTGGACGATGTTGCAGCAGGTCAGAACGTACACATAGAGCGGATTAACTGGGCGCTTAGGGTGCTGGGGGAAAGTGTATGAAACGACAAAAGATGATCTTGTCTAAAAAAGTATCGTACATCTTAGATGGCAAATGGGCTCACAAGGTGGAGAAAATAGAAGTTATCTTTCTTTGCAGCGATGGTAAGTGGGCAATGATTCGGCGCAAAGGATGTGCGCCTTTTGTTGTGGAATCAAAAGATTTGCAGACACTAGGGTAAACACCTATATCAATCATGCAAAACCCTGAAACAATACATTGGACGATTCAGCATGAATCCGACATATTTAACCATTACGTTGGACTCGCAAAGCAACCCGGATGGTATGAATATGTAGAGCGCAGAATCCGAGTGCTTGAGAAAAGAAGCGAGCAAACTGGGTTTCATGTGGGGGTTGAGAAGAGATTTTTGGAAGCAATGAAAGGAAAGCAATGACACAAAACCTAACCGTAGGCCGCGCAGTAGTCCCTTGGGCTGGCAAAGCCTATCCACTGCTAGACAGTATCTATGCAAATGGATACAGGCCTCCTAGGGGGCTAATGGAAGCTGGCTGGGTGTTGCCCGGTGGCACTCGAACAACAAACCGCGAGGAAGCTGTTATGGCAGCGCAGATTATTAACAACTTGATGGAGCAATCAAAATGAAAGATCAAATTGGGCACAAACACAAATATGTGCGTATGGATGGCAATGTCGGCTTTATTCTGTTCCCAGCAGATACCGAGCTATATCACGCTCATGTAGGGCAAATTGCTAGCCGTGCAACCTGGGAAAACCCATTATCTGCCGGATTTGCCGAGATTACCAACGGGAAAGTTACTTGTTTTGGAAGAAGCGAAAGCATGTGTTTAGGCGGGTTGCCTGACGACAGCGAGGCTTTGCAACTACAGCTTTTTGGAAGATTGGAGAAAAAATGAACACACAGAAAGAACGCCTACTTCAACAATCCGCAGAGCTTTTTAAGAAAGCAAAAGCGGAACGACCTGACAAATTTAGCGAGCAGAAGCTCCGAGAGCAGGGCGCTCGATTGCTGACAAAAGCGCAGGCAAAATGAGACTAAGCACAAGCGAAGCATGGCGCTACGTTGCAAAGCATGGGCCAGTCAACATGCAACAAATAATGGATTACTTTGGCGCGTCATACCGTGATTGCGGCATCTTGTTTCAGCTTGTCAAAACCGAGCGATTGGAGCAGGATGACAAACTGTTTATGGTCACGGCGCGGTGTAAAGTGCCGCAAAATCTGACGGTGGCCGAGGCTCGGGAGGCTTTGCAGTGAAAAAAGTATTAATTTATGAACTTTGAAACACATCACGGCCCGTTAATTGCTGGCGATTTAATCGTTATAGAGATTAATGGGAGACTTGTTCCCAAGCCTTCAAACGATTTAACCCCGCAATGGTTTGTTGTTTTGAAAGATCAAATAGCAAAAGAGGAAGTTCCATTGAAGCCATTTAATGAGCCGACTAAGGGAAATATAGCGCGTAAATATGTTGCTTTGCTGGGGTATTAATGAAAAAAGTATTCAGGCTAGTTCACGACAATGCCCGCTTGATGGCTGTGCGAGAGGTTCAAAAAGCCCCAGAAGGCTACATTGTGACCGTGAGCGAGCCTACACGTAGCCTAGAGCAGAACAACAAAACACACGCATGGTACGAGGAAATCGCGGCGGTGCTGAAAGAATATGACGCGCAAGGGTGGAAAAGATACTGCAAACTTCACCACGGTGTACCGATAATGCGAGCAGAAGATGATGAGTTCAAGACGTTTTACGATTCAGCCATGAAGCGGTCACTTACTTACGAACAAAAGCTGATTGCTATGGACTTTGTGCCTGTGACCTCAATCATGAATAAATCGCAGCTTTCAAAATACTTTGAGGCGGTGCGGGATGACTTTTTTGCTAAAGGTGTGAATCTGGAATGATGTACCCAAAGAACCCACGTAAAGAAAACCCAGTATTACTCAAAATGGCGCAAGGTAAGCCTTGCTTATTGCGGGTAAGGTGCGACGGTAGCCCGAGCGAGACAACGGTTGCAGCGCATAGCAACTCAGGAAAGCACGGTAAAGGCATGGGGCGCAAGGCTGATGACTGTTACACGGTATGGGCATGTGCAAAGTGCCATACATGGCTAGATTCGAGCTACAACGCTACGCAGGAAAAGCGGCAAGCGGCTTTTGAGGCGGCGCATAAGCGACAAGTTCGAGAATGGAAAAAGATATTTTCGTATATGGTGGCGGCAACAAAAGCAGAAATTAAAGCCGCGCAATGGGCGATAGATCAACTGGAGCCGCTTAAATGAGATACGCAGCAAGGGTGGACGCAAACCAAGACCAGATTGTGAGCGTACTCCGAGCGGCGGGCGCAACCGTTCACAGCATGGCAGCTCTAGGCGATGGCTTTCCTGATCTTTTGGTAGGCTATCGCAACAAAACCGCGCTGATTGAGGTCAAAGACGGGGCAAAAATCCCAAGTAAGCGCAAACTTACGCCAGATCAAAAGGATTTTCATGCTAATTGGACAGGCGGGACATTAGCCGTAGTGGACAGCCCCGAGGCCGCGCTCCGAGTGCTTAAACTGATGGAATCATCATGAGAAAGCGAACTAAACGCAAGGTGTACAAGCTGGTCAACCCGATAGCCCACGCAATCGAGGGCGCATCAATCCTGCCAGAAAAGCGATTACAAAACCTGCGATTGCTTGAATTGGCCGCGATTGAATCGTTCGCTAAGGGAAAAGCCACGCTGCAAGATTGGCAGACCATGACGGCTATGCTCAATGTCTGCGAGACAACAGCATTGGAAGGCATTGGAAACGAAGCATTAGAGGCTTGCCAGCGATTACAGGCAGCATTGATAGAAAGCCAGCAACGCTACGAAAAGACGCTCAGAATGGGCATTACGGGGCTAGGATTACAAGCAATGCGCGATGTGTACGAGTATGCCGACCTACAGAGACAAAGCATAGACCTATCCACATTCGAGCGGATGATTGATAAGACAATGAAAAAGATCAGGGGAAAAGCGCCCGAGGTGGTGGAGCTATGAGCATAAAGCCCTGCCCTTTTTGCGGTCACGTTGGACTTGATTTTATAGAGGGTTCGACGTTTCGATGGTTGCTTGCTGAGTGTGGCGGCTGTGGCGCAACGTGCGGAGAAGTTCGCGTACAGACATCTGGAAACGGAACAAAAGACGAATGGATGCAACAAGCTCAGAAAGATGCGATTGACGCATGGAACACAAGGCACGAGGCTGACAAGCCATGAAGTGTCTCAAATGCAGACGCGCCATATCAAAACTAGCCGAGACAGTAAACGGCTTGCAACAGATTGGCCCAGTCTGCGCTAAAGATATCGGCATACATGTACAGAAAACGCGGAAAAGTAAACATATCCGGGCGCATGTGGTGAAAAAAGCGCAGGAAATCAACACATCGCAGTTAGATTTATTTGGAGAAAAGAATGTCAACTCAGGAAACGCCGGGCAAGCATGAAATTTGCAGTCATACCCATGGCTTTAGGTCATATGGTTACAACACAATCGGAAGCGCATCATGCTTAAACTGTGGGCAAGAAGTTCACGGGGATGTGGCTTTTAACTACTATTTTGAGCGCATGGAAAAAGCGCTAGAAAGACTAAAACAAAAAAATCCCTCCGAAGAGGGAAAAGCCGTAAACGGCTAGGAGACGGAGAATTGTACTATGTTTGATCGAATCAAATGGTTTATTTATGATTGGTGGCCTCTGGTTGCTTTAGCGGCACTCGTTGGTTATGCGGTGCAACACATGGAATATTTGCACGAAAACCAAGTGAAATGCCATAAAGCTGGCGGGCAACTGATGCGCGGCTCAAGCGGATATATCTGCATCGAACGCTCAAAAATCATCAAATACTAAGGGTAAACACCTATATAAAAGTGTGTTGGACAGGATGATAATTGAGGCATCAACAACGCAACTAGGAGTAAATCATGGCATACACAGTAATGGGCTACACAGTGACAAACGCAGATCAAGCGCGTAGCGTGCTGGTAATCGCTACCCTTAAAGGCAACAATGTTGTGGCAAAACAATGCCGAGCAATTATTGCAAAATTTGAGGCAATTTGAGATAATGAATGTATCCCGAGACTTGAAAAAGCTAGACTTCGTAGGGTCTTAACGGGAACTGGCATAAGCACAGCGCCATAAGCTGGCTTTGGGGAAGTTCTCAGCAATGAGAGCTTTCACACATGCGGATTGAGTTGATATGGGCTGAAATGCCGCAAACAATCCGCAGTTCTGATAGTTATCAATTGAGTTATCCGGAAATTCCGGACAACTGCTATCAAGTGAGCGGCGGCGTGGAGCGAAAGCTAAGTCTAAACCGGTTTTGGATGAGGACACGCAGAACAATAGGGCTATCCAGCAGGGCTTTATCCTGTGTCAATAGATAGGATGCGATGGAGCTAGTATCAAGCCTAGCCCGCTCACTTGATAGCTATAAGGAGAATCATGGAAAACAAGCCTTTTTTCAAAAAAGCAAAAAACCGTTTTTGCGTAAACATCCCCGGTTTTGGGCTTATTCCTGTTGCAACAGATGGAGATGACATTCCACTATTTGTAGTGGGAACGCCAAAAAGAATAGGCGATGAAGCAATTATTATTGCGGAAGGTAAACGGCGAAGAGTAATGCTGTTAAAAAGCGAAGGCCATGTAAAAAACAGTACGTACCTAGTTGACATGGGACAAGCAAGATAATCTATAATATCGGCATGTGTTGCGAATCCGCAACGGTGGACAATCCAAAGGAATCCATATGTACGATCAAAAAATAGCCGACGCTGTATGCGATTTGCTAGAAGATGGGCAAAGCCTTAGGAAGGCGGCAGAATCTCAAGGGGTATCAGCGAGAACAATTCTTAACTGGACTAAGCAAAACCCTGATTTTTTTACACAGTACACACGGGCTAGAGATATTGGCTATCGACTGCTTGCTGATGAGATACTGGAAATCTCTGATGAAGTGACGTTAGAGGCTAAATACGATGGTGAAGATGTCAAGCTAGACCTTAGCGCTGGCTCAGTTGCTAGAAACAGGCTTAGGGTAGATACCCGCAAATGGATGCTTGCCAAGATGCTCCCTAAGATTTACGGGGAAAAGATCGAGATTGACCAAAAGACCACGCTTACAGATTTAACCGAGGAGCAAATTGACGCTCGAATTAAACAGCTTGCAAAGTCAACAGAATAATGGACAAGCTGGAACTGTTAGCCTTGCTGGAGGAAAAGCAAAGGCGAATCAATGGCAATCAGTTAAGGCTATACAAGGCTTACACAAAACAAGCGGAGTTTCACGCTAAAGGCGCGGATTTTAGAGAGCGCCTGTTGATGGCGGGCAATCAATTAGGTAAAACATGGTCGGCTGGCTTTGAAACAGCGATGCACCTGACTGGGCGCTATCCTGATTGGTGGAAAGGCAAAACCTTTAATAAGGCCGTTGCTGGATGGGCTGCTGGTGTAACTAGCGAAGTTACGCGAGATTCGGTGCAAAGGGTGTTGGCTGGACGAATCAACTCTATCGGGACAGGAGCTATTCCGATGGATGCTATCAAAGATAAGTCTATGAAGCGCGGAGTGGCTGATGCTTTAGACACAATGGTGATTAAATGGGGTGGCGGCGGCGATGTGCAGGCTGGTGAAAGCCTATTAGGGTTTAAGAGCTACGATCAAGGCCGCGAGAAGTTTCAAGCTGAAACCCTAGACTTTGTATGGCTTGATGAAGAGCCAGATGCTGAAATCTACACCGAGGCTCTGACGCGAACTAATGCCACAAAAGGCATTGTTTACATGACGTTTACCCCGTTAAAGGGTATGAGCGAGGTAGTTAAGCGCTTTTTGATAGACAAAATGCCGGGAACGTGTGTAACAAGCATGACGATTGATGATGCAGAGCATTACACGCCAGAACAGCGGCAAGAGATCATCAATAGTTACCCTGCGCATGAGCGAGAAGCTAGAACTAAAGGCATACCGACGCTAGGCAGTGGGCGTATTTTCCCAGTTACTGAGGAATCTATTAAGGTTGACGCATTCCCAATACCTAATCACTGGGCGCAGATTGCAGGGCTTGACTTTGGATGGGATCATCCAAGCGCTGCGGCTAGATTGGCATGGGATAGAGATTCAGACATTCTTTATGTTATTTCTGCGCATCGCCAGAAAGAGCAAACCCCGATATTATTCGCAGCCACGGTAAAGCCTTGGGGTGATTGGTTGCCTTGGTCATGGCCGCATGACGGTTTACAGCACGATAAAGGCAGCGGAGAGACATTGGCCGCTCAGTACAAAGAGCAAGGCTTGAACATGCTCCCAGACCGCGCTACCTTTGCCCCTAAAGATGGTGAAAAAGAAGGCTCTGGAGGTAATAGCGTAGAGGCTGGCATCATGGAAATGCTAGACAGGATGCAAACTGGTAGATTAAAGGTGTTTAGCCACTTAAATGACTGGTTTGAAGAATTTAGGATGTATCACCGCAAAGACGGGAAAATAGTCAAGCTAGACGACGATTTGATCTCTGCAACCCGATACGCCATGATGATGAAGCGCTTTGCAGTGGTGGAAATTGAGCCAAAACGCACAGAAAATAGAGTAGTTTCGTGGTTAGGATAAATTGCGTATAATGTCCATAGGTGTTTACCCTGTGTTGTATTTTTGGTAAACTCTACACAAAAGGAACGCAATGAGCGATAAGGACATCATCTCGGATGCGCTCGAAGAGTTCAAACTCTCCGAAGATGCAGAATCTGACAATCGCATCAATTATGCGGATGATGTGCGCTTTGCGAGGCTTGGGGAGCAATGGCCGGAAGCGGTCAAGAAACAACGAGAGCTAGACGGCAGGCCATGCCTCACAATCAATCGTTTGCCTGCGATGCTTCGCAGTGTGTTGAACGACGCAAGGCAGAATAAGCCACAGATCAAAGTGCATCCAGTTGGCAGCGACTCCGACAAAGTAACGGCCACGATCTATAACGGCCTGATTAAGAATATCGAGTATCAATCTCAAGCCGATGTTGCCTACGATACAGCACTAGACAATGCGGTGACAGGTGGCTTTGGGTATATCCGAATCAGTACCGATTACACCAATGACGACGAGTTTGACCAAGATATTTGCATTGATAGAATCGTTGACCCGCTAAGTGTGTACGGTGATGAGCGCTCAGTAGCTCCCGATTCATCCGATTGGACAAAATGCTTTATCACTCAGGTTTACAGCGAGGCAGAATTTAACAGTCGCTGGAAATCCGCAGAGAAATCAGACTGGCAACAATCCTACATGGATTTACCCGCTGGCTGGCGCGATGATGATGCTGTTCGTGTGGCTGAGTATTGGAAGCGCAAGGAAGTACCCGCGACTCTCTTAAAACTCAGCGATGGTATGGTTTTGTTTGAGCCTGAGTATCTAAAGATCAAAGACATTTTGGATATGCAGGGCGTCACCATCGTTGGTACGCGACAATCAAAGACATGGAAGGTCACTCAGTACATCATGAGTGGCGCAGAAGTCTTAGAGACTAACGACTTCGCAGGCAAATACATCCCCATTGTCCCGGTGTACGGCGATGAGGTCTATATCGACGGTAAGCGGCACTTTATCTCGCTAACTCGCTGGGCGCGTGACCCGCAACAGATGTTCAACTATTGGCGCAGTGCCTCGACTGAGTTAGTCGCACTCGCTCCAAAAGCCCCTTTTATCGGCCCTCGTGGTGCGTTTAAGACTGATGGCAACAAGTGGGCAACGGCAAACACGACAAGCCACGCTTACATGGAATATGACGGCGGCGTAGCTCCACAGCGTCAACCCTTCGCAGGTGTTCCGGCTGGTGTGCTTCAAGAAGCCTTGAATGCTTCGGACGATATGAAGTCCACAATGGGCATTTACGATGCTGCTTTAGGCTCACGGTCTAATGAAACATCTGGCCGCGCAATCATGCAAAGACAGCGTGAAAGCGATACGGCTACGTTCAACTATATCGACAACCTGAGCCGCGCTATTCGCCATGTTGGGCGCATCGTTGTTGACCTTATCCCAAAGGTTTACAACACTGAGCGGATTATCCGAGTTATCCATGAGGATGACACTAACGAGATGGTCAGAATCGGTGGTAATGAACCCGCTCAATTAGACCCTAACGGCAAGCTAGTCAAGCTACTCGAAGAGACAAAGCAAGTAGCTAAAATATTCGATCTAGGCGCAGGGAAATACGATACAACCTGTGAAGTCGGCCCAAGCTACGCAACGAAGCGCCAAGAAGCTGCGGCTCAGATGATCGAGTTTAGCCGTTCGTTCCCACAGATGGGACAAGTTGCCGGTGATCTATTGGCTCGCAATCTCGATTGGCCGGGTGCTGAGGAGTTGGCAGAGCGTCTCAAGGCTACCTTACCGCCGCACTTGCAAGGCAAAAACCCACAGCTTGAACAAGCAACGCAGCAGATGCAGCTTATGGATCAACAGGCAAAACAAGCCGTCCAAGTGCTGCAAGGTCAGATTCAACAGCTACAAGAACAACTCAAAAACGAGTCCAACTCTCAGGCAATCGAAGCCATGAAGATGGAGATTGACCGTAAGAACATGGAGATCAATGCCAAGGAAGCAGAGATCAAAGCATACGAGGCTGAGACTCGCAGAATGCAAGCAATGCTACCTACTAAACAGGTAGAGGCTGATATTGCAGCATCTAACGCGCAAGAAGCCGTTGCAGTTGCGCAAGTCACGCCAAAGCAAAGAAAGATGATGCTCAGAGCGCCTTCTGGTGCTATCTACGAGGGCATTGTTATCGACGAACCAATTACAGAAGGGGTAACAGATGCCTAGTACATTCACACTTTTTAACGCAGCGGCAGGAGAAATCGGAGATGGCACGATTGACCTTGATACGCATACGTTCAAGGCAGCGTTAACTAATACCGCGCCCATAGCCACTAATACCGTATTAGCCAACATTACGCAAATTTCAGGCACAAACGGTTATACAACTGGCGGCGTAACTCTTACTGGGCTTGCTTTTACCCAACCTAGCGCGGGCGTGTGGCGATGGGATACTAATGACTTTTCGTTTACGGCCAGCGGCGGCACGATGGCAACATTCCGCTATATCGTGATTTACAGCGACACAGCGGCAAGTGATGAGCTAGTTGGATATTACGACCACGGAACGGCTGTATCACTGCCTGATGGCTCTAGTTATACATTCACTGTGGCTGCTGATGGTCACTTTGAAATCACCAAGACACCGTAATGCCTACGATAGCTAACCGCATCCGCGACACGTCAACGACAACGGGGACGGGTGATATCACTGTCTCTGGCACTCCTGCAAGCGGTTATCTCGCGTTTTCCACGTTGGCTACTAACACGGTATTTGACTACACGATTAGCGGGCAATCTGGTACTGAGTTTGAAGTAGGGCGCGGCAAGATAACTGGCTCAACTACTTTCAGCAGGCATCAGGTTCTGACGTCAAGCAATAGCGGCGCTCTGGTCAACTTTAGTGCAGGCACAAAAGATGTGTTTTTGACGGTAGCAGAAGAATCAATGGTTACTCGTGGGCGCATGCTCGCATTTAGTTATGGATTGAGGTAACACATGGCAACAAATATAGACCCAATTTTCACAGGAACACCAGTATCGTCATACGGCGCAATCATCACGGCTTCAAACACTGCGGTTGATGGCACTGGTACGGTCACAACTATTTTCACGGCTGACGCTACAAATGGCGGTTTCGTCGGAATGATTAAGCTCAAGCCACTGGGAACAAACGTTGCAAGCGTAGCGCGGTTCTTTGGTAACAACGGCTCTACAAACGCCACAGCAACAAACAACTGGCTGCTAGGTGAAGTCACATTACCTGCAACAACAGCATCTCCGACATCGCAACTTTTGGAGCTTGGCTATCTTGTCGGGCAAGCCATGCAAGCGGGCTACAAGATCAATATGACGCTAGGCACTGCCGTGGCTTCGGGTTGGCAGGCTTCTGTTGACGCTGGTTCATACACGAAAGGCTAATCATGGCAACATTTAACAAGATGCTTGTTAGAGACGTGAAAAAAGGCACTGAGTATCACGTTTGGCAAAAGGTAGAAGAAAGCGAATTGATCGGCTATGTAGATGAAAAAGGCAATGCCGTAAAGCTGCCAAAAATCTATGAAGCTCAAATGCTCGAAACCGACCTAGAGGCCATTGAATGATTGACGCACGTCACTTAGTGATGGGGCCGAGGGAAATATGGATTCCCGGCTTTGCTGCGAACAATACCTCTAATTGGGTTCCGTTTACGTTTCCAAAAGAAGCGCAGATGTGTTCATTCTTTGTGCTTGGCGGCGGCGGCGGTGGTGGCCGGCCCAATATGGCCGCTGCGACTTCTGGCGCTGGTGGTGGCGGGACAAGCGGAATAACTAGCTTAGTTTTGCCTGTATCAATGTTGCCAAAAGTGCTTTATTTGTCGGTTGGTAATGGCGGCTTAGGCGCTACTGCAAACAATACCGCAGGGTCTGCTGGCATTGGAAGCTATATATCTGCTTCTCCAAGCACTACAGCAACAGAAGTGGTTTTGTTCACAAATCCGGGCTCGGGTGGCGCTGCCGCTGGCACAGGTGGCACGGCGGGTGTGGCCTCTGCTATTGCAAACTTTAGGCTTGGCTGGATAACGTCTGCTGGAGGCTTGGGTGGCGCTGGCGTTGCTGGTGGTGCTGGGGCTGCGACAAACGGCACAGCAATAACCGTATTTGCAACGCTTCCAATATCTCCCGGCTCTGGCGGTGGTGGTTCTACTGGTGGCACAGGTGGCGCACAAACGGTGACAGGCTTGTCCTACTTCGCGGGCGCAACGATTGCCGGTGGTGCTACCGGTGACAATCCCGGCGCTAATGGTATTTTTGTAAGAACCCCATTTGTCTGCACGGGTGGGGCTGGTGGTGGTGGATTTAACGGCACTGGCACTGGCTTAAATCGGGGCGGTAATGGCGGCGGGTATGGCACGGGCGGCGGTGGCGGTGGGAATGCATCCGCAGGCGTATCTGGTAACGGCGGCAATGGTGCGCCCGGTCTTGTAATTATTCGCTGGTGGTGAAATGATAGCCGGTTATCCAATAGCCGGAACAGCGATAGCCGCTATTGAGCAGGCGGCATCGGGTAGTAACGTCAATCAAACCGGCGTTAAAGGCTCAGTAGTCTTTACCGGTAAAGCTGGGCAAGGCTCAATTACCGCGATAGGCGTAAAGGGTTCTATTCTCTACACTGGCAAGTCTGGTAATGGTGCTATTGGCATTGCTCAGACAGGCGTAAAAGGCTCGATTGTTTACGCTGGTAAGGCTGGGCAAGGTTCGATCACAGCTCAGGGCGCAAAAGGCGCAATTCTCATTACTGGGCAAGACGGTAATGGCGTCATCGGCTACACACAGTCCGGCGTTGCTGGCTCTATTCTTTTCACTGGAAAAGGCGGTCAAGGCTCGATTGTTGCCCTGGGTGCTAAGGGTGTTGTAACGCTCACTGGAAAAGATGGTAACGGCGTAGTTGGTTACTCTCAAACTGGTATTGCTGGCGGGCTTGTTTTCACAGGAAAAACGGGTAACGGCGTAGCAGACAACCAAGATGTTGAATATGGCTCTGGCCCATTCACTTACCCGCACGAACTACGCAAACGCAAGCAAGAAGCCGAAAAAGACCTAGAGGAACAGGTTAAGCGCACTATTCGCAGAATTGCAAAAGGCGTAGCAGTTGGAAAACGTGATTTAACAGAGCTAGAAAAGATCAAAGACTTTGCATCGTTGGATGCTCTGCGTAGATCGGTTGAGTTCTACGCAGCCATTGAGAAGTCTCTAGCCATGAGGAAGGCTCAAGATAACTTTGCCGCTCAGGAATCTGTGCGGTTATTTATCTTGGATATGGAACGAAAAGCGCAGCGTTTGGAGGAGGACGATATTGCATTTTTGATGATGCAAATAGTCGCAGATATTGACTGATTTACAACCCGCCACGAAAGTGGTACACTGAAAGGAAGCAACTATGTTGCAAGAAACTTTGGAACAATCTCCCGATGAGAATTCCACGCCTGCCGAGTCTGAAGAAGGCGCAGAGCAAACCACTGAAACCACGGAACTAGACGAAGCAAACCCCGAAGAGGTCAATGCGGAAGATAGCGAAGAGGAAGAAGTCGAGTTTGAAGGCAAACAGTACCGAGTTCCAAAAGAACTAAAAGACGCGCTACTCCGACAGTCTGACTACACAAGAAAGACTCAAGAGGCCGCAGAGATTCGCAAACAAGCGGAAGCCTATGCACAACGCGTTCAGGTACAGGAGCAGTTTCAGCGAGAAAACATTACAGCGTTAGCGAAAATCCATGCAATCGACGAACAGTTGAGCGCATTCGCTAACTTAAACTGGAATGAGATCGCAGATGCTGACCCAGTTCAAGCTATGAAGCTTGATCGTCAAGCGCGAACATTGCAAGCCCAAAGGGAACAATACGCGCAAGACATCGCGCAAAAACACACAGAATTTACACAGCGGCAACAGCAAGAAGCTGCAAGGTCAGTTGGTGAAGGTCTGCGAGTTCTACAGCGTGAAATACCCGGCTGGGGGCGTGAGTTGGCTGAAAAACTTGTTAGCTACGGTATGTCGAGAGGCTACTCGGAAGCAAGTCTAAGGGCAAACACAAACCCGTCAGCAGTGATTGATCTTTACCGCTCATTCACCTATGACGAAGCTAGGAAAAAAGCTACTTCTAAACCAGTGCAAGCGCAGGATAAACCGGTCACTCGCATATCAACGAGCAAAGGCAAGGCATCCGTAGACCCCGAAAGGATGAGCGCTGAGGAATGGGTGAAGTGGCGAAATTCAACTCTCAAGAAATCTCGTTAACCCTTTAAGGAAACCATCATGCCTAATACTCTACTTACCCCTACCGCAGTGACTCGCGAATCTCTCCGAATCCTGCATCAAAAACTCAACTTCGTTGGCAATATCGTTCGTCAATATGACGATTCTTATGCCAAGTCCGGCGCGAAAATCGGCGATTCGCTGAAAATTCGCTTGCCTAACCAATACACCGTGACCAACGGCGCGACACTGACCACGCAAGATACGACCGAATCTAGCGTGACCATGCAAGTCTCGACGCAAAAGCACGTCGGTATGAACTTTTCTACCGCAGAGCTTACCCTCTCGATTGACGACTTCAGCAAGCGCATCATTGAACCCGCAATGACTGTTTTGGCTGCAAACGTCGAAGCCGATGCTCTGAGCATGTACAAAGACGTTTACAACTCTGTTTGGAATGGCGGCTCTGCTGCTACCTATAACAAAGCATTGGACGCTCGCGTACTGCTGCAACGCGCCCTAGCCCCTGCTAATGATCGCACCGCTTTGATGGACTCTCTGGCAATGGCTGATGTGGTGAAAGACACAAAGACGCTGTTCCAAGATGCCAAGAGCCTTGCAGATCAGTACAAAGAGGGCTACATGGGTCGCGCTGCTGGCTTTGATTGGTCTGAAAACACCTTGATGCCTGCTCACGCTCGCAGCGCTGCTGTGAACTACCTCATCCAAGGCGGTTCGCAAACCGGCTCTACGTTGAACGTGGATACCGGCACTGGCGCTCCTTCGGCTGGTGATGTGTTCACCATTGCAAACGTGTTTGCTGTTCACCCTGAGACGAAAGTCTCTACCGGCGTTCTGCAACAGTTCACTGTTGGCTCTGGCGCCACCACTACCGCGTGGTCTATCAGCCCTGCAATCGTGACATCTGGCGCAACTCAGAACGTCAACGCTGGCCCAGCCGATAACGCTGCTATCACGTTCCAAGGCACGGCATCCACCACGGTTCAAACCTCGTTGCTGTTCCAAAAAGAAGCCTTCGCGTTTGCAACGGCTGATTTGGTTATGCCTCAAGGCGTGGACTTCTCTTCGCGTCAAACCCTTGACGGCATCTCTATGCGTGTGGTTCGCCAGTACGATATCAACAACGACAAACTCCCTTGCCGTGTTGATATTTTGTACGGCTACAAGACCTTGCGTCCACAGTTTGCAGTTCGCTACCACAACAACTAAGCGCTAAAGCGCTGCCCCTTCTCACGAGGGGGCTTCTCTTTAGGGGTGCTTAATGATTACCAATTACTCTGATTTGCGGTCTGCGGTGGTTTCAATTCTGCAACGCGCAGACTTGACCGCTAACGTACCCGACATGATTCAGTTAGCAGAATCGCAGATCAATCAGCGTTTGGATTCTCGTTTCCTTGAAAAGATCGGAACGATTGCAACATCTACAAATACAGAGACAGTCACAGCCCCTAGTGACCTTCTGAGCGTTAAGAACGTCAAGATAACAAGCGTATCTCCATACGATGACGTGGAGGTAACGACACCTGACAGCTATAGAAAGCGCTCAGAGGACAGAAATCCCGGCCAGCCCGTTCTATCTACTGTCATTGGCTCACTGTTCTACTTCTGGCCTGTTCCTGATCGCGCCTATACAGTCTCCATTGTCTATCAAGGCCGCATCACTGCTCTGAGCGATTCAAACACTACAAACGACATACTGACGTTTTTCCCTGATGTGTATTTGTATGGTGCTTTGGCTAACGCTGCGCCATATATCAGTGACGCAAGAATTCCAACATGGCGTGATTTGTTTATGTCATCTTTGGACGGTGCGAATAAATCAGACTGGAATCAAAACGCCAACGCTGTGCTACGTACAGACATTCCCGCATCACTAGACCGCACATCATTTAACATCCTAAGAGGCTAATAATGGCAATCACCAACTATTCAGAGCTTAAAACCGCTGCCGCAACGTGGCTTCACCGCAACGACTTGACAGCGAATATCCCCGACTTCATCACAATGGCTGAATGGAGAATGGCGCGGGACTTACGCATATCTCAGCTATTGGCAACGACAAACCTAACGGTGAGCGCAGGCGGTAACACAGTAGCGCTACCTACTGGCTTTCTATCGCTTGTGAACGTGGCTATCGCTAACGGCGCAGAGCTTCAATACGTGCCTCCTGACACAATCGACCGACTCTCAGGCACTGGTGTGCCTTGGGTCTATACGATGCTCGGAACTAACATCCAAGTCGCTCCAACGTGGGCAGCAGGCGGTAATCTGGCCACAACCTACTTCAAGAAGGAAACCGCGCTCAGTGATTCAAACGCGACGAACTGGTATATCTTGAACGCTCCAGACACCCTGCTTTATGCTACCTTGCTAGAGGCCGCTCCGTACCTAATGAATGATTCCCGCATTGATGTTTGGGACAAATACTATCAGCGAGGCATTCAAGCTATCAATGCTCAGTATGGGAATATCGACCCGCACAAACGCATGATGCAATATGCCGATGCTTCGTTTAACGGTGGCCGCGTCTCCGCAGGTGCTTAATGGATAAACTCCTAGGATTTTCCCCAGACGCAGAGCCTAATGCGGCAGGGATAATCACGGATTGCTCTAACTTCATTCCCTATGAACAGGGCATGAAAAGCGCTCCAACTGGGCAAACTCCTAGCAACGTACCTGCCTTAGCTGCGGCTTGCATTGGTGCTGCTGTGGTGACTAAGCTAGACGATTCGCGCAGGACATTCGCAGGCACGACGACAAAACTGTATGAGCTTTCAAGTGGTTCGTGGACTGATGTTGCGAGAGTAGGAAACTACACCGGAGGCGTGGATACAAGATGGTCATTCGCTCAATTTGGTGATGCTACGTTAGCGTCGAATCTCGCAGACACCATCCAGCGCTCTAACGGCTCTGGCGCTTTTTCGGATATTTCAGGCGCTCCGAAGGCAAAGATCATTTTTAGCGTCGGCTCGTTTGTCATGGCGCTAAATACGGTAGATGGTACTTACGGCACATCCCCCGATAGATGGTGGTGCTGCGCCTCGTTTGATGACACCGATTGGACACCAGATGTAGCGACGCTTGCCACAACTGGGCGATTGGTCTCCACGCCTGGACGGATTACGGCTGGCGCTCGATTGGGCGAATATGCGATTGCGTACAAAGAAAAGGCAATCTATCTAGGGCAGTTTGTCGGCGCTCCCGGTGTGTGGGATTGGCGACAAGTGCAAGGTGGTGAGGCTGGCTGTATCGGTCAAGATGCCTTATGCGACATTGGCGGCGGTCACTTTGTTGTCGGTACGGATAACTTCTGGCTGTTCTCAGGCTCAACCCCTACACCGCTAGGAACTGGGTCTGTAAGACAGTGGTTCTATAACAACTCAAACCCGAACTATTTGTACCGTACTCAGTGTGTCTATGATCGACAAAATCAACTTGTATGGGTGTTTTATCCATCCACAAACTCGACAACGCTAGATCAGGCTTTGGTGTGGCATACCCTATCAAAACAATGGGGGCGCGTCACAATCAACATTCAATCGGCGCTGAACTACATCGCATCGGGCGTGACGATTGACGGTCTAAGCGCTATCTCTGCAACGATTGATGGTCTAAGTACTTATACCTTCGACTCTCCGATATGGAACGCAGGCGCAAAGGCGCTCGCTGCCTTTAATACATCGCATCAACTCCAACTACTTACGGGCGCTTCTGGTGCCTCATCGTTTACAACGGGCGATGCTGGTGACGATGATAGATATTCTTGCTTGACAAAGGTACGTGTCAGATACGCACCGGATAACATTCCAACGACGGCGAACATCACCACGTTTACAAAACCAACGATAGGCGATTCACTGACAACCCGGCAAACCGGCGTTTTGAATGATGGCAAGTTTGATGTACTTCAATCAGGCCGCTGGCATCGCGCTAAGTTTGACTTCACTGGTAACGCCAAGGTGTTGGCCTATGGTGCTGTCATCGTGCCAGAGGGGACAGAATGAAGATCAAACCCCCACCGGTTAACGTGACGCAAGAAGTTGCGCAATGGATGCGCGAGGTGATGACTCAGGTTAACGCAATCAGCGAAGGCCAGTTATCGGGGACATACAACGCAGCCACAGCAGCACCGACTACGGGTACATGGGCTAAAGGTGATTTCATTCGCAACAGTGACCCAAGCGAGCTAGGCTCAGGCGGGTCTAAATACATCATCATTGGTTGGACTTGTACCGTATCGGGCGCACCGGGTACATGGCTACAAAACAGGACTTTAACGGGGAATTGATATGGACTTCAACTCAGGCAATCCATTTTTGGGACAGAATAATCCCTATCTGCAAGGACTCATTGACCAGAGTCTAGGCGATACCGTCAGAAATTACAACATGACGATTAAGCCTCAGACTGAGAGCGCAATGGCTCGCTCTGGTTCGTTTGGCAATTCTGGATTGATGCAGGTTCAACAGAATCAACAATACGATCTTCAAAAGAACCTAGGCAATCAGGCTAACAACCTACGGGCAGCTGATTACAACAATCAACAAAATATGTACCGATGGGATCAGGACTTTAACCGAGGTCTGTTTAACGATGCGTTTTCCCAAAATCAGCAGAACCTACAAAACTACATGGGCTTACTGTCAACGGGTAATCAGTTCAATCAGCAAGATCAAACGAACGCCACAAACATCCAAAACGCGCCATTGAACTACTTTGGTCAGTTCAACAACATGGCGAACCAGATCGGCGGGCAGGGTGGTACGACTACAAGCACGACATCAATGCAAGGCTCGCCTCTTACTGGCGCTTTGGGTGGTTGGCAGTTAGGCGGGGCGGTGGCTAACAGTGGGAATAATCAAGACCCATTGAAGCGCTGGGGGGTCTATTAATGCTTGTTCCACTCATCTACTTAGATAGCTTTGATTTTCAGGCTTTAGAGCCTGCTTTTGAGCTTTCTGAGACTGAGACAGTGGAACATTACAAAGACCTATGCGAACATGATCTAGCACAGGCTTGGCAGCATAACAATTTTCGAGCAATCACCACGGTACACGCGACAAAAACGGGACGCGCTATTAAAATAGTAGCTGTTACCGGAGACTATGAACCTGATCTAATCAGCGAAATAGAAGCCTTCGGGCGTGAGGTGGGGTGCAACAAGATCATATTTGCAGGGCGCAAGGGATGGTTAAGGAAACGACCAGACTTTAAGCTCATGACGGTAACAATGGAAAAGGGGTTATGACATGGAACAACTCGGCGGCGCATTAATTGGTGGTTTGCTTGGTGATGATGGTGGAGGCTCTTCACAGACAGCGGAGCGATCTCCGTGGGCTCCCGCGCAACCTTGGATGCAAAACAACATCACGCAAGGTCAAGAACTGCAAAACAGGTACATGACTAACCCATTCAGCCAACAACAACAGAATGCCTATAGCAACGCATTCGGCATGAGCGATGCGTATCGGTCTATGTTGCCTCAGTTGCTGGCAGGATTGAACTCTGGCACGTTTGACCGCACAAACCCGCTTCAAAGACCAAAGGCAATGAGCTTTGGTGGCTTCAAACCTCAGACATATGCGATGGGTGGTTTTCAAACGCCGGTTTCACAACAACCCGCGATGCAAGCAACGCCACAAGCAGCAGCTCCGCAGACTTTTAGCGACTTGTATCAATTCCACCGCGATGATAGGGGCTAACATGGGCTTACTAGACTACGACTTCGCAAAAGCACTGAACAGCGATCAAGGCCGGTTAGGTCTAGGCTTGCTCGCTGCGGCTGGCCCGTCTCAAATGGGCTTTGGCCAACGACTACAAAGCGCTTTAGGGTATGTGCAAGGTCAACAAGATCGGGACATGCAAAAGCAGATGCAGCAATTCCAGATGCAGGACTTGATGGCGCAAGCTCAGAAACGCAAGCGTGATGCTGAGATGCAAGCCCAAACCGATGCAGAGGAAAAGGCGGTTAACGAACTTGCAAAGCGGTTTATGACTCAGCCAACGGCAGCTAGATCCGCTACGGATGATATTAACGCTGCATTGCCTGATTACATGCGTATTTCACCGACTCCCGGCGCTCCGTCTCAGGCTGGCGGGTTCGATCAAAAAGCATTTTTACAGAATCTGCCAAGCGTGTTAAACCCATTGAAAGCAATGGAATACACAAAGAATTTCGCACCTAAAGAAGAAGAGGCTTTTACTTTAGGAGAAGGGCAAATTAGATATAAAGGCGATAAAGTTATCGCGCAAGGGCCTAAGAAAGTTCCTGAATTGCCTAGTGCTGTGCGAGAGTACGAATATGCACAAAGCCAAGGCTATCAAGGCTCATTCAACGACTTTCAAACGGCTCAGAAAAAAGCCGGTGCTAGTAATATCAGCATGAAAGTTGATAACAAAATGGGCGAGAGTCTAGCCTCTCAAGTTGGCGGAATGGCTAAAGATTCGCGCATTCAAACGCAAGGCGCTGTAAAGATGTTTGATGCGGCTGATCGAATTGAAAAAGCACTAGCAAGCAACAAAGTCACCGCAGGCCCGATGGCTAACCAGATTCAAACTGTTAAGCAGTTTGCACAAGTTATTGGCGGTGGCAACGATGATTCAATCAGACAAACAAGGCAGGTTATCAAGTCGCTTGCTCAGATGTCGGTGGAAGCTAGGAAGCAATTGCAAGGCCAAGGCCAAGTAACGGAAAGCGAAGCCGCTGCGGTAGCGAAGGCTGATTCTGGCGACATTGGAGATTTGACAACTGGCGAGCTTCAAGACCTTGTTACTTTGACAAAACGCGCAGCTAATTACCAAGCAAAATCACATGCCGATTTGTTGGGGACGCTTGGCGGGAAAGAGGAAACTAAAAATCTAGTGCCGTTTTATTCTGTGCAAGGGCTTGAGCCATTATTGAAGCACTCTCCATCGCTTCCGCAAATTGGCGCACCAACAAGCATTGACCCACTTGTAGAAAAATATCGGAGCAGATAATGGCAACCATAGAACAGATGCAAGATGCGTTAATCAATGCCGATAAAGCGGGGGATGTTGATGCTGCGCGTCAACTGGCTGATGCAATCGTCGCGGCTAGAAAAACACAAGAAGCAAAGCCAGCATCTGTCAAAGCCGGTAGCATGGTTAACGACATTGGGCGGCAGCTTGGCTTAACGGCTAGGTATGGCATTGAAGGTTTAGGGCAAAGCGCGGAGATTCTCAGCGAGCCATTTAGATATGTAACTGATAGGCTTACAGGAAGTGTAGGCAAAACAAAAAGCGCTGGCCGGATTGCTTCTGATCTTGCAAATACTTTAGGGCTACCAACTCCGCAAGGCTCAAACGAACGTGTCATAGGCGATGCCTCAAAAATGGTATCAGGTGCTATGGCATTAGGCGGCGGCGCTCAAAAGCTATCGCAATACGCAGAGCCTGTAGCGGCTAAAACGCTTTCATTCTTGGCGGCAAACCCTGCACAGCAAAGTGGCGCGGCGGCTGGTGCTGGCTTGGCTGGTGGTTCGTCACGCGAAGCCGGTGGAACTGATTTGCAGCAAGGTTTATCCGCTTTGCTTGGCGGTGTTGGTGGCGGTCTAGCCACAAGCGGTGCAATGGCTTTTGGCCAAGGCGCTACGAACTTAGGAAAACAGATGCTTGGGCGTGGCATGACCCCACAGCAAATGGATATCAGGATTAGCGGCTTACTTAGACAATCAGGGGTTGATTACGACGAAATGCCTGAAAGGGTTAAGCAATCACTTCGCGGCCAACTGCAAGGCGCATTGAACACTAATCGAGAAATTGACCCTGCTGCGCTGTCTAGGTTAGCGGCTTTCCAAGAGGCTGGCATAACTCCGACTCGTGGCATGGTTTCCCAAAATCCAGTGCAGATTACAAAAGAGATGAATCTTGCTAAGATGGGCGCAAACACATCCGATGAAGGATTACAAGGGCTTGCGTTGATTCAAAATCAAAACAATGCAAGATTGATTCAAAACATGAATCAGCTTGGTGCTAATCAAGGAAACCCGCTAAGGGCTGGTGAAACTGTTGCAAATTCAATTTTGAGAAACCAAGCAGGATTAAGAAACGCAGAACGCACCGCATGGGAAGCCGCAAAAACATCACCCGGTTACAAGCAGCAAATATCGGCGGGTGTTCTTAGCCGTGTGAATGCCGCGCTGGATGAAGAAGGGCTTATGCCTTTCATGAGTCCCGGCGTAAGCAAATACATTGATGCTTTTCAGAATGGCGCACCATTTACACCACAGGCATACAAAAACCTGATGTCTATGCTTTCAAAAGAAGCATCAAAAGGTGGAAACGAGGCTGCTGCGGCGGCTTTAGCGCGTCGTGTTTTGATGGAGGCCGACCTTGCACCCGCTGGATTTGCTGCGCCCGCTGGCTCTTTGGTGACTCAAGGAACAGCGGCAGGCATGCGAGCCACGGATAACGCTGTAGATAGCTCAATTGATGCAATCAATAGGGCAAGGCAGGCCACGGCTACAGCATACGGCTATGAGGATTCTAGCCCGCTAGTCCGCTCCGTTCTTTCAGAAGGTGCGATGAGCGACCCGCAACGGATTGCGAATAGGTTTATCGTTGGCGGCACAGCTAGGGAGGCGGCTGACGTGCTTAACCAAGTTGGGCCACAAGGCGCGGCTCAGGTAAAAAATGCCGTTCTATCTCACTTGAAAACCAAGGCGCTGAATCGTTCAAGCGACGAAGTTGGCAAATTCAGTCAATCGGCGTTTAACAGCGCTTTGGATTCAATCGGGGAAAGAAAACTATCTATCATTTTTTCGCCAGAAGAGCTAAGAGCGCTTCGATTAAATGGCCGTGTTGCGTCTTTGATGCAATCTCAGCCTGTGGGTTCTGCTGTTAACAACTCAAACAGCGGCGCAATGGTTGCGGGGCTTGGGTTTGATGCTTTGCAAGGCTTGGCGGGTAAATTGCCTTTTGGAAAAGCTGCAATCCTTGACCCATTATCAAATATCACGACTTCAATCAATACAAGGGCAGCGCAAAACATCATGCCCGGATTGTTAAGAGAGCAACCTAAATTGCCGATGTATCAGCCGTTTTTGTTGCCTGCTGCTGCGGCTGGCGGGCTACTTTCTGCGCCATAAATAGTCAATTATCCAAAGAATAATCAAAGACAAAAGCCAGCCAATGATTATCGGTTTATCCATCACCACATTCTAAGGGAAACATCATGCCAGTGCCAACAGCCATAACCGACCTATCACAGACAGCCTCAAGCAATTACCCGGCTGGCACTGATTCGCCATCTGATTTAGACAACGTGCAACGTGCTCACGCCTCGTTTATCGCACTCCTTCGGGATGGCAAGGGAACGTCAACCCCCGTATCCCTAGCCTCTGCGACAACTACAGACATCGGCGCTCAAAATTCGCCATTCGTTGAAATCTCAGGTACAACGACAATCACCGGTTTTGGTACAAATTACACCGGAGTGCGTTTCCTGCGATTCGGCGGCATTCTGACGCTAACTCACAACGCATCAAGCCTGATACTCCCAACGGCTGCAAACATCACCACGGCTGCAAACGATACCGCTATCGCTGTGCCTGCTCAGTCCGGCTCAGGCTGGGCGGTGATTAGCTATATCCGTGCAAGTGGTCAAGCCTTAGTCTCAGCAACTGACTTTTTGAACACTACGAGAATTGATGTTGCAAGCGCGACAACTGTAAACCTTACGTCGGGCGCTCCGAATACTCGTCATATCAACATCACTGGAACGACTCAGATAGATGGCTTCACCGTAGTGGCTGGGCTGTGCTATTTTGTTCGTTTTAATGCTGCACTGAATCTCACAAATAACGCTGCAATCATCACGCAAACCGGCGCGACGATCACAACGGCTGCGGGTGATACTTGCATCTTACGTGCCACTGCATCAAACACGGTAGAAGTGCTGGCATATTCACCGGCTGGCCTTTTGCCAGCAAACACAAACCCGCTAGATAACGGCACTGCTGCCGTAGGTACTTCGCTTAGATATGCTCGTCAAGATCACGTTCATGAAAACATCACGCTAAATAGTTCCGTAGCGACAACGAGTGGAACTAGCGTATCGCTGACTACTTCGATTCCTGCTGCTGCAAAGCGCGTGTCTTTGTTCCTTAGTGGCGTGTCAACAAACGGCACATCTTTACCGATTGTCCAATTAGGAGATTCTGGCGGCATTGAAGCGTCTGGATATACCTCGCTAGGTCTTACTGTTGACGTGCTGAACATTCAGCAGACGACTGGTTTTGGTTTAACTGGAAGTTGGGCAGCAAGTGATGTTTTATCGGGCGCAGTTATTTTTTCAAGGGTTAACACTTCACATACTTGGCTAATGACGTTTCAGGGCGACATCAACAACACTAATTTTGTGCTTGGCACTGGACGAAAAACACTGAGCGCAACGCTTGACAGAATTTCAATTACAACAGTTGCTGGTACAGACGCTTTTGATGCTGGCTCAATTGTGGTTGCATGGGAGTAACCAATGATAGAAGGCGAATTCTTGCATAAACTAGCCGCTGGTGCATCTGGATCTGCTCTAGGTGTCTGGCTTGCAAAAACAACGGGCTGGGATAGGTTTGTTTCGGGCGTGGGTGGCGTTGTGTGTTCTCAGCTATTCACTGCGCCTGTGGTTGATTATTTTCGGTTGTTAAAGTATGAAAACGCTACGGCTTTCGTAGTTGGTTTACTTTCGATGTTGTTCATACGCAAGATATTTGAAGGCATTTCAAGTATTGATACAAAAGACTTAGCGAGTGCGTTTGTGGCTAAAGTGCGTTTGTGGTTGGGGGTCAAATGAGCGATATTGACTTTTTCTGCTGGATTATCTTGGCAAGCTCTGGCCTTACATCGGCTATGGCTATTATTGGTCTTATCTCTGACCGCTTCAAAGATACGATGTTTCAATGCTTTTCATTGTGTCTAGTTGCTTTCGGTGGGTTTGTCGTTACACTTCAAATATACATCTTCGGGATTGCTCAAATATCAGGGCTTGCCTTAGAAGCGCTTTCGATTGCTCTTTATTCATTCGCAACATTCATGAAATACGCGAGGGTTAAAAATGGGACTACTTGAAGCATTCCGCGACCCGCAATTTAGGCGCGATCTTGGCACGAACGCAGGCCAGCTAGGGCAGAGCATGAGCAATACCGCTGCAAGCTCTGTAACGGCTCCTGTTGACGCGATTGCGTGGTTACTACGTAGAGCGAGAATCCCAGTACCTGAGAACGCTCTAGGCGGCTCTGAGTGGGCTAGACAAGCGGGATTGTTGGCCGATGTGCCGGATGGACTTCCCAAGGTGGCCGGCGAGACTTTGGGGCTACTTGCTCCGATGGCGGGCACTCAGCAAGGCGCGGCGGCTGTGGCTAAGGGATTGCGTCAGATGGGGGAGAATGCGGCTGCACCACGCACAATGAACCCGCAAACCGGCGCTATTGTGTGGCACGGCTCACCGCATAAATTTGACAAGTTCGATGCAAGCAAGATTGGAACGGGTGAAGGTGCGCAGGCTTACGGACATGGTTTGTATTTGGCTGAATCGCCGGATGTGGCAAAGAGTTACGCTGATGATATTATTGGTGAGAGTTCTTTTAGGTTTAATGGCTTGCCGCTAAGTGAAATAAAGCCCGCGAGCGAACTTGAATTGGTGTATTTGAAAAACCTTAGGCAATATAAGGACAGAATGCGTGCCGCTGATGCCACATATGCAGAAACAAAAAAAGCGTGGTCAGATATTCAAAAAATAAGCGAAAAGGCAAGCTTTGATAAAGGCAAAGGCTCTCTCTACAAAGTAGACCTCCCAGACGATCAAATAGCAAGAATGCTTGATTGGGAATTACCTTTGTCTCAGCAATCAGGCGCTATACAAAACATAGCAAGAAGCGCAGATATTAAAACGGCTCCGGGGTCAAAAGCATCTGGAATAATTAACGCATGGCGCGAGGGCAGGGATGTTGGCGTAGTTCCAAAAGGCGGTGACTTGCATCATGCAATGACAAATTTTGGCAAAACAGAACCAGCGGCTTTTTCTGAAATGTTGCGTAATAGCGGCATTCCCGGTATTCGCTATTTAGACGAAGGCTCACGTAATGCTGGCAAAGGAACTTCTAATTTTGTCGTATTTCCCGGCAACGAACGATTGCTAAGAATCCTTGAAAGAAACGGACAAGCGCTACCATGAAAACCCCCAGCCAATGGAACGATATCCTAATTCAATGCGGCGTTCGCCCTCTAACCGCTGCAAGATGGGCAGAGCATTTCAGCGCACACGTAACAGACTCAGCATTTAGCGCGGGCGCTTCTGAAATTGACGACTTTTTGGGGCAAATCTTGCATGAATCAGGATTGCTCGAACACGTTGAAGAGAATCTCAATTACAGCGCGGCGGCATTGCTTCGGACTTGGCCAACACGGTTTAACAACGACTCAGCAAAAGAGCTAGAACGACAACCAGTTAGGATTGCCAACAAGGTATATAACGGACGCTTAGGTAATACTGAGTTTGGCGATGGTTGGAAATATCGCGGGCGCGGGCTTATCCAAGTGACAGGAAAAGACAATTATCAAGCCGTGGGCGATGCCCTTGGGATTGACCTAGTAACCGATCCTGATTTACTCGCACAGCCTGAATGGGCGCTTAAATCAGCTATTGCGTGGTGGGAGCAAAAAGTACCTGACGCGATGATGGGCGATACTGTTCGCGTGTCTAAAAGAGTGAACGGCGGCACAATCGGCCTAGATCACAGGATTGCACTAACAGACAAAGCGGGGGATGCGCTAGGATGAATCTCCGCATCGTAGCCGCGCTAATCATTGCCCTAGCATTGGCGGCTAGCCATTGGAAAGCCTATACATCCGGCAAAGCCACGATAACAAAAGAATGGGAGCTAGACCGCGCAGAATCAGCACGACTAGCAAGGGCACAGCAAGACGCAAACCGCGACACAACGAGGAAAGCGGAGATTCGCTACGTAGACCGCGAAACCGTGCGAACTGAGTTTCTAACCATCACTGAAAAGGAGCTAGCCAATGAAAGCACAAACCTTGTTAGTTGTCGGCTTGACGCTGGGGATATTGGGTTGCTCAACAAAGCCGCCAGCACAGCCCGCGAAGATTGACCCGCCTCCGGTGGCACTCGTTACAAAGTGCCCTGTACCGGCTGATCTGCCTTCCGAGTCAACTGCGCGTGATCTTGCATTGTGGGCTGTAGCATGGATTGGCGCTTATGGGTGTGAGCGGTCAAAGCGTGAGGCGCTGATAGAGTCTTGGCCGAAATGAGCTTTTTTAGCGCGTATTTCCAATCAAAATACGCTACTTTAACGTCATCACCATACCCCATTGCGCCATCGCCGCGACAAAACCACATGTAGCGCTTAAATAGGTTAGACCACTCACGCCTTAAATGCGGCTTCATGACTCTAACGCCTCCGCTACCAGTAGCATAAATGTGCGGGCTTGATTTTTGGCTTGAATATCTGGATTATTGATAAGCGTTGTCCACCAGTGCGGTGCATCCCATTCTTGAAAAGCGTCAAGGATTCCATGCTCTACAAAAGCTATATTTTGAGGCCAATTCACCGCTGCATCACGTATAGCCTGAGCAATGGATGATTTAGAGCGCTTGCCATCGAAATAGCCTAACAGATACACTGACAGCATATCGTTATCGCCTAGCGCGACAATGGCGGCATCAATGGCAAGATTAACAGCACTTGCGCTGTGTAAGTAATCTGCTTTATTGCTGTGCCGCCATGCGTTGTGATCAATCAGTATCTGACGGGCTTCTGAGTTTGTCATTTTGTTCATTTCACTGCCCTCAATGGCCCAAACAGCGCATCAAATGCTTGCTGTGCTTTGGATTCGGTGTCCCAGATGTTGCCCCGCTCAACCGCTTTTTGATCAAACTCGCTTAAATCACAAGTCACTTCCCATGCGCCATCAAAATCAACACACCAATACGCATCGCCATTGTTCGGCATCACCCTCATAGGCTCTGGCACTGTCACTGTGTAAGTGATTGTTGCGGGTTTGATGCGCCATTCGTAATGTGGGAATCGCGTTGGGTTGCATGACGCACTTGCATCTTGCCAAAAATCATCATCGGAGCATCGGCTCTGCACACTCTCAAACCCATGTTTTGCCATATGGATGATCACATCGGCGTGTTTTAGCTCTTTGCTCATTTTGATGCCTTTACAAAATCTTCGCGCTGGATTAGTTGCCCAAACGTGTCGGTTCCAACATCTTGGGCACACCTGCGAGTTCCAGTCCACGGGTTAAATAGCCATGCGGTTTTGCCGTGATATTTGCGCCACTGTTCTGCGTGACTTGGGTATGGTTTTTCAGAGCCAGTCGCCGGGTCAACAAGCATTAGTTCTTCTTGGCTCATTTTGATTGCTCCTGTGGTAAGTATTTGTTCCCATCATCTAATGCAACGCGCAGGCATTGAGTTCTATGCACTCGGTGTTGCTCATCATCGCCTCGACCTATTACGATGTCAAAAAAGAACAAGCCTTTTCCTTTGCCGGGTGCTCTCATAAGCTGCTTACCGCATATCCAGCAAAAAGACGGAGCGCCAGAACCTTGCCTAGCTTTTTTGTCTATTTTTGCAGCCTTGATGTGTGTCACGTCTTGAGGCAGGGGAAAGCTGCTGTCTCTATGCACAAAGTTCATTTCACCATCTCCAAAACTGGCACAGCCGTCATCAGCTTTGCCTCTGCCATTGAATTTGACATTCCCACAAATACAAGCTCTACAGCGTGGTAATGCGGGCTGTCTGGGTTGCGTGGATCGACTAGCTAGCTGGTTTTGCGGAGCTTGGCGTAATAGACTTTGTATTTCATGCCCATGATGTTTCTGCCTTCGGTTTGTCAAGCGCGATACGTCATGCGCTTGTGAACACGGCGCACGGCTTCAACATCGCCTACGCAGTAATCAGCGACTTCCGCGATCTTCCCGGCCTTGACGTAATCCCACACGTTCTTACCTGTGATGTCATTTTTTGGTGAAACAACGCCCAGTGCCTTGCACAGCTTGTCTAGGCTGATTCGATTGCCCACGCCAGCCCATTGAATCATCGTGTCGTACACGCGATCTGATTCCCAAGGCTTTGCTGCTGCTGCGCGAGAAATCACAGTTGCTGGCTTGATGCCATGCACTATGCAGCGCTGAGTAATGAGCCGTAGATCAAAGCCTGATACGTGGTGGCCGATAACCGTGGTCATCATTGCGTCTGACTCGTCGTGCCACTTCATAAAAGCGGTCAACAAATTGGCCTCTTCTTCAAGTGACAAGTCACGCACGTAATGACGCTGAACGGCATCATCATCCACAGCCCAGCCAATGACGCAGATTTGACCAAACGCGCCATCAAGCGCCGTTTTGCGGTATGCCTCATCTGCTGTAGTCTCGAACTCGCTTTCGAGCTTGGCGCGGATTTTGGGGGCTTCGGTTGCCATCCATTCATCAATCGTTTCCTGCTTTTTGTAAGTGCCAGGGGGCGCGATTGCGGCAATCTTTTCATCAAGATCAGCCTTCAATGAATCGCGGATTTCGGCCATGATGTCGGGGCGCTGGGTTGGGATTGTTTCGATGTCTAGATATTCGTTCATAATGTGCTTTCAAATGGGGCGCGAAGCCCCGGTAATCAAAATGGGATGTCGTCGTCCATGTCGTCAAAGCCGCTGCCACCGCCTGCGCTTGCCTTTGGTGCTGGCGCAGCATGTGAGCTGCCCTTAATTGGGCGATGACGCAAAGACTTGCGCATTTGTTCACCGTGCTTTGGCTCTGTCTTTTTGTCCAAAATCTCAGACGCTGAAAATCCATCTGCGCTCAAAAAGTAGCGCGGAGCAACTTTGGTTTTGATGCTTCGGTCATTGGCTTCATACTCTTCTGTCTGAAACAGAACTTGCAAGGGTTTTGCTTGCAGTTCTGGGAACACGTCAGCCTTTACATCAACCTCTTTTCGTTGCTCAGAATCCCATTGTTTGATCATGGCCTGCACTGGCTTGATGTCGCGCACCTTTACGACTGTCATCAATGCCATGAGTTGATCAAACCCCATGATCTTGTCGCCGTCTTTGTTGTGGGTGTAAAGTGTGAATTTCGCTTTCTCTCCGCTGGCAGACTTGAAGACAATCCCCACGCCCTTTGCGCCAGTTTGCGCTTTGACCGCATAGGCTACTTCAATCGTGCCGGGGTACTGGCCTATTTCAGAAATCATGCCGCCAACAGTGTCGGCTTTGCGTGCTTGGTTGGTATCGAGTGTGTACATTTGCTTTTCCTTTGGTTAAGCTGGTTGGTTGATTTCGTAGTAATCGCAAATGGATTGATCTACTGCGGCCAAGTCGTTGGGTATTTGCTCGTCGTCAAACATATCCAACGGTGTCTTGGTAGTGTCTGCACCGTCATTGCGAGTGCGAAAGTAGTAGCTGCCGTTTGTTACGCCTGTGCGTAATACGATGGTGACAAGCCCCTCAATGGTGATCTTGTCGTCTAGCAGTTTTCCTATAGTCTTTGCTTTGGTTTTCCCGTGTTCATCAATGGATGTATGCCCCATGATGTAAACGCGCTTGTGGTGATCCAGTTTGGTGGACTCGGTAAGCAATGACCACGCAGAATATGCGATCTCGTTGAACTTATCAAACGCGCCCGAGCCGGATGTTTTCTCAGTCACGCGCCGCATAAACTCATTGCTCATGGTGTACTGAAAGTCATCAATGATGATGATTGGTTTAACTGTGCGTTGCATCATTTTGATGATGGTTTGCGAGTTGTCAGAAACCACAATCGAGCCAGAAGGGTTTTCTTTTGTCGCAGGCTTCCAGCCCGTGGCCTTGAATGGCAGAGGCTTTGCTACCGCCTGAATCAGCAGTACATCGGCTGGATTCAGATTGCGCATGCTGGTGGACTTCCCTGTCCCTGACTCGCCCAAAATCATTGTTGTGATGCTCATTTTGCTTTCCTTCGCTTTGATAAATTTCGTACTGTTGCTGTTCAAGTTGCTGCTGTTGCTGCCACCAATCCGCGCCACTCATGGCCTTCTCCAAGCCCGCGCAAAAGACTCGCGCAGGTCAAGACCGCATTCGCTAAAGTAGTAGATCGCGTCTTTGAAACGCGCCCAATTACTGCGCTTTCTCTTCGGCTTCGCGGTAATCCACAATCCCAGCGCTGCAATGAAGATCAGCGTCGTTAATAGAGCCAAAACAAAAAGATGGTCAAGTTCAATGGTCATCACACCCTCCAAACCAACACATCAAGCATTGCGACAACAAAGCCGATGAATAGAACAATGACAAAAGCCAGGGCTGCACCGGCCTGTGCGCGACGTGCGATCTTCTCGCGGCGCTGCTCACGTTTGGCAACTGCCAGGATTACTTCGAGTTCGGCGGCGCTCATGATTGCCCCACAATTCCGTGAGCGGCTTCGATTGCACGGGCAAAATCCATGCGGTCAAAATAATCTACGCCAAATCCAGCAAGCTCGTTGATTTGTTTCTTACTCAGCGGCTTTGCTGGTGCTGGCTCTTGTGATGCTGTTTTGCACTCTTGGCAAATCACTATGCCGGGAAGCTCTAAATGCTGCACAGCAACAGGACGCGCTGCGCTTGTTTGCTTTCCACAGCAAAAACAAGAAGGCGCTCTCATTGAGCTAAGCGCGTGTTTTGTGTGGAACTGCTGGAGGATTGGGTAATCGTGCAGCATCGCTTCTTGTGCTGGCTCTTGTGCGGCAAGTGCTGCGCGGAGGTCGTGCTCGACTTCATTAAATGCGCCGATGTCGTCGCTGTAAACCAAAAAATGCCCGTATGCGGTTTCGTTAAAAAGGTCAATCGCATCAATCGCCCGCTCAATCACCGACTTGTCTATTTGTACTTTCATGCTTTCCTCGCTTGAATCATTGCGTCTGCCATTTGATAAGCCTCATATGCGTGTGCAGCAAAATTCCAATTTCCATCAAGGTCTCTTGTCAAGAACGCCTGCATCGCCTTAGCCGCAAAATAATCGCGCAGTGTCATACCATGTTGCGAAGGCATGGATAGACCCATTCTTTGAATTTCTTGTACAGGAAAAGCGCTACCGCCTGTGTCTTTGTCGCTCATGCTTTCACCTTCAATCCTAAAACACGATAAGCCCGCGCCTCTGCAAGAGAGCGTAAGCCGCAAAACATGATTACGCCAACATCTTCTTGTTTTTTATTCCACATCGCGGCCAAAATTTCTTTCCCAAACTCGCTTGCCACTTCTGCGCAATCATCAGCATCAAGCGCTTGGAGCTGATCGCGCACGGCACAATGAATATCATGCTCAGTGATTGGTACGCCGTATAACTGTTCCTCTTCGGCGCGGGTGATTGGAATGTCATTGCTTTTCATTGCTGCTCCTAGTTAAGATGGTGTAACTATAAAGCCAAGCAAAGCGCTTTTATATAGGTGTTTACCCTAGTACACAAGCCGCAAAATCTATGCTTAAATTCTCCGCATGAACCACTACACACAATCAGAGGAACACGCAGCAAGCCTAGTCCACTTGGAAGCGCAGCGACATGCTAACAGCTACGCACAACCCGGTGACAGGCAAGCCGCAACAATCGCGCTTCTACTGCGAGCTTTAGAGCTTGCTGGCGGGGCTTTTTTACTTAAGGAAAATGAAGATGAGTGAGCATATAAAGGGGCCGTGGCATTGGGTTGACGCATACGATTTTGGAGAACATTTAAACAATACAGATTGGAGTTCTAGTAACTTTGTTAACGGACGCATTAAACTTGTTAATGCTTCTGGCGATGTTGTTTTACAAGAATGGGCTGATTATGCTGGAGACGCTGGGTTAGACTTAAATCAGCCAAACGCCCGCCTAATCGCCGCAGCCCCTGAGCTTTTGGAAGCTTTGAAATTGCTTGCATCGTATGGCGATGTTTTTGCATATCACAAAGACAACGAAAACCCATATCGCAAAGCGTTGGCAGCAATCGCAAAAGCAGAGGGCAAGCAATGAACGCTTTTTCAAAGAACTACGAACCGCAGCTATCTTGGAGCAAGCACGACACAAGCAAGCTACGCGCTAACGGCACAAAAGGCGCAGAAAAGTGCGAAGCACGGATGACGTTACCCGGTAGCCTGCGCGGTGCAATCCCGTTGATTGATATTCCATCTCGGGACAGCATCAACACCGTGAAAACATCGCAGCGTGATAAGACTGACATGATTCGCAGAGGTGGCCGATGATTAAGACTAAATGGGCATTCGATATCAAATGGCCTGAGCCTGTAAAAACCAAAAATTGGAGCGATGAAGATAAAGAGCGATTCATTCAGCTATTCAGATTCGCACCGATGTTTGAGCTGCGAAACGCTTACCCGCATCGCTCAAAAAAATCTATTGAGTCGCATGGCCGCAAACTTGGATTGAAACGTGAATATAAACCGGAGGCATTAAAATGAAAACCCAAAACGCACGAGTTCTAAACCACTTGCAAGCCGGCTTGCCTTTAACCCAGTTTGAGGCTATCCGCGATCTAGGCATATTACGCCTAGCCGCTCGAATCTGGGACTTAAAAAACGAAGGCCACAAGATCACATCAAAGAACGTCACAGTTCGTAATCGGTGGGATGAGAAATGCAGGGTTACGGAATATTCATTGGAGAATGGAAAATGACACACAACTTACCCAGAGATGCGCAGAGATGTGATGGTGAAATATGGTCAGACGTTGAGCCTGAGTACTGCCAGCGAAGAGAAACCTGCCAAAGATACATCGCGCATAGGGAATACCCGTCTAACAAAATGAGCGCTTGGGTTATTGCGCTTAGGAATTGCAATAAATTTGTGCAGGGTATTGCGACACCTGAAAAATAATGGCATAATGCGAATATCTACGGATTGGTAACCCGTAGTAGCTCAACGAAGCGAATACGTAAGCCTCACTAGGCGAGCGGGTTTGACAAAGCTTAGGATGTCCGTCGTTGCGGCTCCGAGGTGGCAACCAAGCCTTAGCCCGTTCACCTAGTGGGGCTTTTGCTTTGTGGCCGCTGAGATTGTTTAGTAGTGGTGAATGGTTGTAAAAGCGCAAGCTAACGGGCAACCAAACAGCCGAAATGCAAGGGTTAACGACCTTGGGAGGATAGTTAGTCTGCGTCTAGGCGGTGGTAAAACACGAGGCGCAGCTTGTGGGTCACGTCAAACAGTGATATTGCAGGGACTGGCCGTCCTGCCGCCACTACTAAACAATCTTTACCCCTCAGAGCGGGTTAGCTAATAGGGTTGAAATCGCCCGTACTCAAGAATGACACCCAGACGGTAAGACTAACCGATTAACACTGGAGCAAGCGTTGGTTGAGCGACTTGCAGACAGAAAGCTGATATGTGAACCCGTTAGCAGCTTTCGAGATGACTTAACCCCTCTTGGCACTTGGTTCATATATTTCAATGAGATTATGAATGGAGCGGATGAACAATGTTCACCTTGGGTAGCTGTGGATAAAAAGAAAGTACATAGGGAAAACACCTATATAAAAAAGAAAAAAGAATGGCAAGATTCAATTTTCAATAGGAGATTGCAATGCAATACGAAAAAATGGTGCAGCGGCTATTTATCAAGCCCGACGATAAGACAGGTCGATTAGTTCACGCAGCTATGGGCATCAGCGGAGAGGCTGGCGAGCTTGTTGACGCTGTAAAAAAGCACTGGGTATATGGTAAGCCACTAGACACTGAAAACGTGCTCGAAGAATGCGACGATGTGCTGTTTTATTTGGTGGCCATGCTCAATGAATGCGGGTTTTCACTAATGGACGCAATGGAGCACAACGAGGCAAAATTAGCCAAGCGCTATCCTGATGGATGGAGCGAACAAGCGGCTATTGAACGAAAGGATAAGGCGTGAAGTACCTCGAATTTATAGAGGCAAAAAAGCATTCATTGTCTAGCTATGGCTTTGAAGCAAAGTGGTTTCCAGAACGCAGCTTTGATTTTCAGAAATTCATTATCCAAAAGGCGATCAAAAAAGGCCGTATCGGTGTATTTGCTGATACCGGGCTAGGTAAGACACTGATTCAGATTGCAATCGCTGAGAACATCATTAGACACACAAATAAGCGTGTTTTGATTCTTACGCCGCTTGCCGTGGCTTTCCAGTTCTTGAATGAGGCAGAGACAATTGGAGTAGATGATATTTGTCACACAAAAGACGGTAAGTTTACAAAGAAGATCGTCGTATGCAACTATGAACGGTTGCACTTGCTAAGTCCCGATGATTTTGAGTGCGTTATGTTGGACGAATCAAGCATCTTGAAAAACTTTGAAGGCAAAACTCGGGATAGCATTGTCGCATTTATCAAGAAAGTCCCGTATCGTTTCCTTTCTACGGCTACGCCAAGCCCGAACGACTTTATCGAGCTTGGGAACAGCTCCGAGGCTTTGGGTTACATGGGCTACATGGACATGCTGACAAAGTTCTTTAAGAGCAATCAAGGCAGCGTGGATAGCAACAATCGCAACATTGGCGAAAAGTTCTATCTGAAACCACATGCAGAAAAAGACTTCTTTGCGTGGGTAAACCAATGGTCTGTTATGGTCAAAAAGCCAAGCGATTTAGGTTTTTCAGATGCTGGGTATGATTTGCCCGCATTACACGTAAAAAAGCACATCGTACACAATGACGCTACATGGTGTATTGATGGGCAATCGGCATTGTTTGCCATGCCTGCCAAGCGGCTTACAGAGGTTCGTGAGGAACAAAAGCTAACCGTAAATGAACGCTGCGAAAAGGCCGTTCAACTGGCTAGCGATAAAACGTCGGTTTATTGGTGCAATCTGAACGACGAAAGCGCGTTGTTGGCCAGCCTAGACCGCGATGCCGTGGAAATCATCGGCGGTATGTCAATTGACAAGAAAGAGGATATTTTGGTGTCCTTTGCTCGAGGTGACATAAAACGACTGATTACAAAAGCCAAGATGACTTCTATGGGGCTAAACTGGCAACACTGTAACCATACCGTATTTTTCCCCACGTACAGCTATGAGCAGTATTACCAAGCCATTCGCAGATTCTGGCGTTTTGGCCAGAAAAACGAGGTTGTATGTGACATGGTAATTAGCGAAGGCCAAGAGCGTGTAATGGAGGCGCTCGAGCAAAAGACGCAAAAGGCAATCCAGCTTTACGGTAATCTAGTCCAAGCGGCTAACCGTGATTTCACGCATAAAACAAAAGAGTTCAATCAATCCATCAAACTACCGGAGTTTATCTAATGAGCGCAAAAGACCAATTTATTACAGCCGACTACGCGATCTATAACAGCGATTGCATGGAGGTGTTACCAACGATGCCGGATAACTCGGTTGACTTGTCGGTGTATTCCCCTCCGTTCGCAGGGCTTTACAACTATTCAAGCTCCGAACGTGACTTTTCCAATTGTGAGAGCAAAGAGCAGTTTTTGGATCAATACAACTACCTGATCTCTGAAATGGCTCGAGTTACCAAACCCGGGCGCATTACGGCGGTTCACTGTACCGATGTGTTTGACAATTCCTGCAGGCTGTGGGATTTCCCCCATGAAATCATCCGGATGCACCAAGAACATGGCTTTGAGTACCGCAACAGAATCACGATCTGGAAAGAGCCGCTAAAGGTTCGTATGCGCACGATGGTTAAAAGTCTGATGCATAAATTGATTGTGGAGGACTCTACACAGTGTTTTACGGCTATGCCTGACTACATGCTTATTTTCACTAAGAAAGGCGAAAACGCAGTCCCGGTAACGCACCCATGCGGGCTTAAATACTACGCTGGCGCCACTCCGATTTTGCCTAACATCTTGCAGGCCTTCAACAATGCCAACGAAAGCAACTTTACAGCCGAACAACTGTGGGAACACCTGAACAACACCTACCATGACCACACAGACCCAAAAAGCAACAAACTATCACATTACATCTGGCAGCGCTACGCCTCTAGCGTGTGGGATGATATTAGGATTGACAACGTTTTGCCATTCCGCGACTCCAAAGAAGAGGACGACGAAAAGCACGTTCACCCTTTGCAGCTGGACGTCATTGATCGGATAATTGAGCTTTACAGCAACCCCGGCGAAGTGGTTTTTACCCCGTTTATGGGGGTTGGCTCAGAGGTTTACAGCCCTGTTTCTATGGGTCGAAAGGCTATCGGCATTGAATTGAAAGATTCTTACTACAAACAAGCCAAGATCAATTTGAGCATGGCCAAAGATCGTTTTCATGGGCAAGGCGTTGTTCAGGAGGCTTTATTTGAAGAGGTCGAGGAGCTATGACACCTCTACCGTCTTACATAGACCCCGAAATATGGTCAGCTTTTGTTGATGCCCGCAAAGCTAACAAAAGCCCCATGACGCAACAAGCTCAAAAGCTGATGATTATGCGTTGCATGAGGCTCTACGGTGAAGGATGGGACATTAACGAGGCTTTGACAGACGCAGCGATTAACAACTGGAAAAGCCTTTATCCTAAGCAAAAAAGAGACAGGCCAAAAGATGCAAAAGACCCGGCATTGGAAAAGATCGAGCGCGATGCAAAGACGGTCAAGCCTATGACTCCAGAGATACAGCAGAAACTGAAAGCACTTTTCAAAACATAGGGAAAACACCTATGCCAATAATCATAAAACTATTGTCTAATTAATTCATGCCGCAATGTCGCGGCGATAGGAGAAACTAAATGTTCAAAACCCACAAAGACGGCACACAGCCAAAAGACGGTCAAGTTTTCGTGTTCGGCAGCAACCTTGCTGGCATTCATGGTGGTGGCGCGGCCAGAGCTGCCAAAGACCACTACGGCGCTGAAATCGGCGTTTCAGAGGGCATGACTGGCAACAGCTACGCCATCCCTACCAAAGACAAAGCTATTGCCAAGGCTTTACCGCTTGACGACATTCAGGCATCGGTTACGCGCTTTGTTGACTACGCCAAGCACAATCAAGATCAAGAGTTTTTCGTGACTCGCATTGGCTGTGTTTTGGCTGGCTACACAGACGCTCAGATTGCGCCTATGTTTATCGGCGCTCCAGATAACTGCTCTTTTGCCGAAGAGTGGGAAGAGTACCTTAAGCCAGCTACGTCTTTAGTGCTTCGCTGCTGCGCGGCTGACATGAGCAGCAGAAACGGCTTTATCTGGCCGGGTGTGGGTGGCATTGCAACTGCGCCGGATTGGGTTGATAACAGCGATTGCGGTAACGGCTTGCACGGCTGGCTATATGGTCAAGGCGATCACACGACAAGCAACTTTATCAATCAATCAGATGCAAAATGGTTGGTTGTTGAAGTGGCCTCAAATACTATCCGAATGCTTGGCGGGAAGTGTAAATTTCCCACTGGAAAAGTAGTCTTTGTTGGCGGCAAAAAAGAGGCTGCGGATTACCTTATCGAGCATGAGCCAAATGCAAAAAATGTTGCGGTGATCGGCGCTGTACTGGAGTGCGGCGATGAAGGCGTTTTGCAAGGCGGTGCATTATCTGTTTTGACCGGTGGCGACTCTGCCACGATGACCGGTGGCAACTATGCCACGATGACCGGAGGCAACTATGCCAAG